CCTGAGGGTGTAGCTGAATCTGTATACTTTGAATCTAATCCTGATATGCAAAAAGCTAAAGGTGGACCTAGCGAAGAAGATATGAAGCTTCTTCCTGGAGAAACTATGACGGATCTTCGAGAACGTCTAGCTGGAATGCAAGATAAGTTTGAGCCTGTCATGGACCTTCTTAAAGAAGGTAATGGTAAAACTGCTACAGAGATTACTTTTCATCCAGCAATGATCTCTGCAAAGAAGATGGAAAAGCAAATTCATGACCAGCTTGAAGAGTCAGGTGCTAATAAACAACTACGTGTAGCAGCTTTTGAGTGTGCATTATTTGGCACTGGAGTTATGAAAGGTCCATTTGCAGTAGACAAAGAGTATCCAAACTGGTCTGATGCTGGTGAATACTCTCCTACCTATAAGACTGTCCCACAAACCTCTTCTGTGTCTATTTGGAACTTTTACCCAGACCCTGATGCATCTAATATGGATGAAGCAGAATATGTGGTTGAACGTCACAAGATGTCTCGTTCACAACTACGTTCATTAAAACGTAGACCTTTCTTCCGTTCTAACTCTATTGATAGTGCTATTTCATTAGGGGAATCCTACACTAAAGAGTGGTGGGAACAAGCTATGGAAGATGACACTCAAGATGCTAAGGCAGAGCGTTATGAAGTTCTAGAGTTTTGGGGAAATGTAGATAAAGAAATTCTTGAAGGTCATGACATTGATATACCTTCAGAACTTTCTGATATGGATGAGCTAAGTGTAAATATCTGGGTCTGTAATGGTCAAGTGTTACGACTGGTTATGAATCCATTTACGCCAACAATTATACCCTACTTCTCTATGCCTTATGAAGTTAGCCCCTACAGCTTCTTTGGAATTGGTATTGCAGAAAACATGGATGATACTCAAACTTTAATGAATGGGTTTATGCGTATGGCAGTAGATAATGCTGCACTGTCAGGCAATATGCTTATTGAGGTTGACGAGACGAATCTCGTCCCAGGGCAAGACCTCTCCGTGTATCCAGGGAAGGTGTTCAGGAGACAGGGAGGGGCACCTGGTCAGGCTATCTTTGGAACTAAATTTCCAAATGTTTCTAGTGAAAACATGCAGATGTTTGATAAAGCAAGGGTATTAGCAGATGAGTCAACTGGATTTCCATCTTTCGCACATGGTCAAACAGGGGTGTCTGGCGTTGGTCGTACTGCTTCTGGTATTAGTATGCTTATGTCTGCTGCCAACGGCTCTATCCGTAATGTAGTTAAAAATGTAGATGACTACTTGCTTGGACCACTAGCTAAAGCTTTCTTTAGCTTTAATATGCAATTTAATTACAATGAAGAAATTAAAGGTGATCTTGAAGTAAAAGCTCGTGGCACTGAAAGCTTAATGGCTAATGAGGTACGTAGCCAACGCTTAATGCAATTCTTACAAGTGGTACAAAATCCTGTACTAGCTCCATTTGCTAAGATGGATTATATTATACGTGAGATTGCTAAGTCTATGGATCTTGATCCTGACAAACTTGTCAACTCTATGTCTGATGCTGCAATACAAGCTGAGATACTTAAGAAGTTTAAAGCTGAAAACCCAGAGCCACCTCCAGCAGAAGGTCAAGCTCCTCAGGGTGGCGCTCCTGCTGGCGCACAAGCAGCAGATGCTACAGGGGCAGGGGGTGGTACCATAGGTACTGGTACTGTGCCTACACCAGGAGAACAGGGCTTCTCAGCTAATACTGGCGAACAACAACAGGTACAATGAAACTCGTCGTGAATAATACACTAAAGCCTTTTGTAAATAACCCAGAGTTATACACTCCGTTTATCGAAGAGATTGCTGAACGGATCGCCTTTACACATGTAACACTAGAACAGTCTAGAGAGATTGATGAGATCTACAGGCTACAAGGTGAGATACGTGCACTAAGATCATTGTTAAAATTAAGGGATAAAGTTAATGCCTGATAAAGATCTTCAAAAAGAAGAGATTATAAAAAAGTACAACTTAGATGATGCTAAGTCCAATTGGAAAGTTAGTCCTTCTAAGTTTACTACTCTTGTATCCAATTTACCTACCAACTTTAAACTTTTAACAGAGTTTATGCTTGGTAAAGACAAACCTATTAATATAAATGATTTTACTAAAAATGAGCTAGTTTCAATTATAACCTTAGCAGAAAAACAAGAAGAAAATAAACTTAATGTTAAAAATAGAAAATTAAAAGGGCAACCTGAAAATGTAACGACAGTTAGTGGCTATGATCTTAAGGGGCGTACTAAAACTTTTCCTGATTGGGTTGAAAATAATCCTTATTTTACTGTCATGGCAAATAGTCTTTCTAGTCCTGATTATCAAGTGCGAACAAGTTTAGGTAAGTATGACGTTGAAGAAACTCCGTCAAGTCTTATAGTAAAAGATGCTTACGATATGAATATAAAACAAAGAGATTTACCTAAGGTTGGTGACCGTAAAAATCTTTCAAAAATATTAGATTATATAAGGGTTGACCCTGAAATGGCAGGGGAGTTTATTTCTAATATCATTAGACCTAACCCAAAAGATTCTAGGAAGTTTGATCTAGTTATACCAAAAAGAAAACCTGATCAACCTAGTCCAAGGGATACAGCTTATCAAGCTTCTATGCAACTCGAAGAAAAACCTAAAGATAACCCTAGAGTAAAAGAAAAAGTTCCAGAAGGTTTTGATATATTAAAGTTTGATAAGGGTGGTGATGTAGCAGCTCAAACAGATAATCTATTTGGTTACACAGATGAGGCAGTAACTAAAGAGGTAGATAAGTATAAAGAGGATGTCAATACTGAACTGTCATTTAAAGATGCTGCTACTTTTGTTGCTGAAGCTACACCTATTATTGGTGATGCACTAGCCGCTAAAGAAGTTTACGATGAGTTACAGAAAGATGAGCCTAACTATCTTTTAGTTGGTGCTTTAGGCGGCGCAGCCCTTGTAGGTCTTATCCCAGGATTAGGTGATGCTGCAGCTAGTGCAATTAAGACTGGCGCTAAAAAAGCTTTAGACACTGCAAAACGTATTAAGGTTGATCCTAATGCTTTAGGTAGCATGGGTGGTAATATTAATCTAACTCCTAAAGCTGCTAACAGCCCTGATGAACCTAAAATAATTTCTTTTACAAAGAAAAAAGAAGATAAAGAACTTAAAGATTTTAATGCAAATTTAATGTTAAATATTTCAGAGCAAGCTTCTAAACAAGCTGAACTTGTAGGGGAATTGCAAGAAGCAGGTGTATATGGAAATTATCAAAAAGGTGTAAGAGTACAGAGTCAAAACTATAAAGGTGAAGCTTTACCTCCATATACGATCACAGGCTTAAGTTTAAATAAAGTAAAATTAAATAATCCAAACTTAAAAAGAACTGAAGATCGTTTAGGAATTAAGTTTGAATACATCGAAAAAGATGGTGACTATTATTTACCTATGCTTAGTGTAGAACAAGCTGATGGTGGAAAATCTCAAGTTTACTTAGATGCATTAAAACAAAGAAACACCCCTATAATGGATGGACCTAAGAAAAAAATTAGATACCGTGATGATATAGATCCAGAAGTGTACGATGCTTTTGAAGAACTAGCAGACATTCAAAGAGGTAAACCTGAGCTTGCTATGGTAGAGGCTCAAAATATTTTAAGTGGTGGAGTACTACCTTATGCGCTAGAGCATACAGGAGACCTAACACACCGTATGGCAGAAAAAGGTGGTGTTTATGGCTCTGAATATGTAACACCTAAAGTCGATAGATTACTTGATAGTCTTTTCAGCGAATACGGTTTTGAAAAAGAGATGTTAGAAAACATAGCAAGTAACGCTAGGTTTAAGTATAAAAAAGAAAATCCAGACATTTCCTTTGATCAGTATAAAAAAGAATATCAAGAAAGTGTAAATCAAGCCTTAAAAAAGTATGCAGAGGAGCATAAAAAAGTTCCTGTTTATAATGAAATGCAGTTAGCTGGTAGAGAAGCTGCTGTAGCTTTAGGTGAAGGTAGGTATACTGATGCTGGAGAAAACTTATATAAAATTAAGATGGCTTTAAATGATAAAAACTATGCTGAAAAATCTATGGAGTTTAATCCTGAAATAGATTTTAGAAATAAACCTAAAGACTTTAACAAAGGTGGAGCAGTTATGAACGAACAAATGGAAATGGCCTTTATGCAAGAAGGTGGACTGAAAGACGATGGCATGGATCAAGATCCAGTGTCAGGTAATGAAGTGCCTTCTGGTTCTATGGCTTCAGAAGTACGAGATGATATTTCTGCTCAGTTATCCGAAGGTGAGTATGTAGTACCTGCTGATGTCGTAAGATTTTTTGGTGTAAAATTCTTTGAAGATCTTCGTACTGAAGCAAAAATGGGCTTGCAGTCTATGGAGGCTAATGGTAGAATAGGTGGTGAGCCAGTTCAAGAACCTATAGAGCAAGATGGTACATTATCTGACGAAGAATTTGCTATGTTGTTACAACGAGAGTTGCAAATGGCTGAAGGTGGTATGGTACCTGAAATTAATCAGCCACCTATTTCTGCCCCAATTCAAGCAGCTGAAGGTACTTTAGTTCCAACAAAACGTTTTAATCCATTTAGGTATGCAGGGTTAGGTTCTACACTAACACCAGGATATTTACCACCAGCACCTCCTACAGAAGAACTTCCTGCAGTTGATACTGAAGAATCCTGTCAAGCTAGAGGTATGGTACTTGGACCTAATGGTGTTTGTGTTATGCCAACAGTAGGACCAGTTGCTGCTAGAGGTAGTGATGATGACCCTGCAATACCTGTAGAAACTGCAGAAGCAAAGCCTTGGTATGAAGACGACTCCACTTTATTTACTGACCCTTCTTCTTATATTGAAGCTCAACTAGGTAGAGGTGAAATATTTGATAATCCACTTATGCGAGCTGGTGCATTAATGGCAGGTCCGCTTGGTTTAGTTGCAGGTGCTGCAAACAAGATAGGTGATATTGAAGGTATTGCTAGATCTAGAGCAGCTCTTGAAGTTGCTAGAGCAACTGGTAGTTTACCCGCAGAAGAAATTGAACGTTTACAAAAACTAATTGATAGAGATGTCCAAGGCAATCTTCTTGTGGATCAAGATGGTAAAGGATTCGGTATTGCTACAGGTCAAAACTATTTAAATGATTTTGCTAAAAATTTAGGTTTTGCAGACTGGTCTGATGCCACTGATCAACCTGACATTTTTAAAGTTAAGGCTGGAGATTTTGCAGGTGTAAAGTTTGGTTCAGGTTTAAGTAATATCTATACGGGAAATCCTTTAAAAAGTACGGGTGTTGTTTCTAGAGATAGTGATAGAACAAGTGATGCAGGTCTTTCAAAAGTTTCAAGTGTTCAAGAAAGAATAAAAACTAGGTTAGGAAGAGAACCCACTAAAGCTGATTATGATGCTGCCAGAGCTAAAGGAGAAAACTTACTTGGAGAGAGATTGAAGACTACTACTCCTGCAGCTAAACCAAAACTAAGTGCAAGTAACAACGACAGCAATAGAGATCCTGGACCTTCTGCTGCTGAAAGAGTTGCGGCTGCAGTTGCAGCTGGTCAAACTGAAGCACCTAAAAGGGCTGATGGAAAATACTCTGGTTCTGGTAGAGCTGAAGGCGGATTAATGCTTAAAAAGAAAAAACCCAAAAAGAAAAAATAAGGCTACTCGGCTACGGCTGACCCCAACATAAGGAGAATAATATGCCTGAACTAGCAGAAGTGGAAACACAAAAGACTGCAGGATTCGTTGATCGTGGATATAATCACGCAAAACGTAAGCAACGAATGGAAGATGAAGCAAAGGAGATTGCAGAACTTGAAGCTCAACAACGTGGAGAATCAACCGAAGACACAGAACAAGAAACTGTCAAAGAAGAAACGCCCGATACAGAAGTTGAAGAAACAACGTTATCTGCAGAAGAAAAATCTTTTAAAAAACGATATGGTGATTTAAGACGTCACATGCAGCAGAAAGAAAAAGAGTGGGACGAAAAACTAGAAAGCCTACAATCTGCTAAAGGTAGTGTTACACCACCTAAATCTGATGAAGACATTGAAGAGTGGGCTAAACAATACCCTGATGTAGCTGGTATAGTAGAGACTATTGCGGCTAAAAAAGCACAGGAGATGTTTAGTAAAGCTGATACTCGACTAAAAGAACTTGATGAAGCTCAAGCAGAAGCCCATCGAGTTAAGTCTGAAAATGAAATACGTAAGTCACACTCAGACTTTGATGACTTACGTCAATCAGATGAGTTTCATGATTGGGCTGATGAGCAGCCTAAATGGGTTAAAGATGCACTATATGAAAATGCAGATGACCCAGCCTCAGTAGTACGTGTTATTGATCTTTACAAATCAGATAAAGGTCTTACTAAAGAAGCTAAAAAAGCAAATAAAAAAGCTGCAGCCTCTACAGTTACTAAGCGTAGTAAGACAGAAGTAGATGTAGCTGACGCTAATGGTACAATTCGAGAGTCAGAAGTTGCTAAAATGACTGACAAAGAATTTGAAGAACGTGCAGACGAAATTAACAAAGCAATGCGCAGCGGTAAATTTGTCTATGACGTGTCTGGTAATGCCAGATAAACTATTGACAAACAAAAAATCAATAGTATAACTAGGGACATAGAACAAAAGCCTCTGTATGACTACCTTTTATTCTAACCCAATTCCCAATAAAGTCTAAACATATGAGAACTACCTGTTCAAGTATAGGCCCATATATCAAGGTTGGCCGACCTGAAGTATATGCACCCTAGAAAATGTAACAGCCTCTTATTGGTATTAGCTTTGTAACAAAGCCAACTATCAGGAGGATTTATCATGGCTTTTGCATCCGCAAGTGGATACACTAACCTTCCAAATGGAAACTTTTCAAGTGTAATCTACTCTAAAAAAGTACAACTTGCTTTCCGCAAGTCTACAGTATGTGGCGACATCACTAACTCTGATTACTTTGGAGAGATCGCTAACCAAGGTGATACAGTTCGTATCATCAAAGAACCTGAAATTTCAGTAAGTGCCTACACTCGTGGCGAAACTGTTGCAGCACAAGATTTGGCTGACGCAGATTTCTCACTGGTTGTAGATAAAGCTAACTATTTTGCCTTCAAGATGGATGACATCGAGGAAGCTCATAGTCACGTCAATTTCATGGATCTTGCAACTAACCGTGCAGCTTATCGTTTGGCTGACCAGCATGACCAAGAAGTTCTTGGTTATTTAGCTGGCTACAAGCAATCAGCTTTGCATGGTAATGCCAACACCGTAAACAACGTTGTAAACGGTACTAAAGCAAACACTGCTGCTGGTTCAGACGAACTGCTTGCAGCTAACAAACTGAAAAAAGGTGACTTCGGCAACATCACTACTGCAAGTGCTGCTGATCACTCAATTCCAGTTGCTGCTCGTTTGCCAGGTGCTACTGCACTGCCAACAGCTACTATTTCACCAGCTATGTTGGTTTCACGTATGGCACGTTTGTTGGATCAACAGCAAGTAGACACACAAGGTCGCTGGCTGGTAATTGACCCAATCATGATGGAAGTCATGCGTGACGAAGACAGCCGCTTGTTGAATGCTGACTTCGGTGAGTCAGGTGGCCTACGTAATGGTCTGGTCTTGAACAACTTCCACGGTTTCCGTGTATATAGCTCAAGCAACCTTCCAGCGGTAGGTACTGGTGCCGGTACTACAGGTACTGCAAACCAAAACACTAACTATGGTGTGATTGTTGCTGGACATGACTCAGCTGTTGCTACTGCAGAGCAGATCAACAAGACTGAATCTTACCGTGATCCAGATTCATTCGCTGATATTGTTCGTGGTATGCATCTATACGGTCGCAAAATCTTGCGTCCAGAAGCATTGGTTACAGCTAAGTACAACTTGGCTTAAGTCAAAACTAGGAGGGCTGCTTTCGGGTGGCCCTCTTATTGCATCTATTATAAACTCTAGGATATAGTATGTCTACCTATGTAGAATTAACTAATGAATTACTAAGGCGTTTAAATGAAGTTCCTGTAGATATTGCAGGGGCTGATTTTTCTTCTCTACGTAACGTTCAAGCTACAGCTAAAGATGCTATTAATAGTAGTTTAAGAGAGATATATCAAACAGGTCAAGAGTGGCCTTTTTTAAAAAGCACCTATACGCAAACTTTAGTAGTAGGTACTAGACAATATTCTTTTCCCACCACTTACTCAAGTGTTGATTGGGAAACTTTTTATTTAAAGAAACACCCAACTGAAGAAAATGAACCTGCAGTTTTAGATCCAATTTCTTATGAAGAATATATAAAAGATTTTAGGCCTGTGGACGATCAAGCTGATCAAGTCAATGGCGACTCAGCTCCAATAAAAGTTTATCAAACATTTGGAGACTCTTTTGGAGTTACTCCAATACCTAATGCAGCTTATGAAATAGAATATGTATATTGGACTGTACCTACATCTTTGATAAACTACGATGATATTTGTATCATACCTGAGCGTTTTAATCATGTAGTTATAGATGGAGCTATGTCTTACATGATGCATTTTAGAAGCAATGAACAAAGTGCTAATATGCACCAACAAAAATTTGAGCAGGGCATTAAAAGCATGAAACGTGTTTTGTTTGATGACGAGCTTAGAATACGTTCCACAGTTATTGGGCGGTAAGTATGGATAGGTTACGTACAAACCTTACAGTCTGCTCAGGGGGTCTTATAACCAACGTAGATCCTCTCACCCATGCTTCTGCTTTAGGTGGCAGTGCATTACGTATGATTAACTATGAGCCTTCTCTATCAGGTGGTTATAGACGCATTAGTGGATTTCAAAATGACTATGGCACAGTTCCTGGAAACGGTGCTACATTAGGCGTACACATAAATGGTAATCTTCACGATGGAATTTTTGCTTGCAGAAAAACAAATTCTGGGTATAACTACCTCCATAAGTGGAATAACTCTACTTCCTCATGGGACGCCATAACTGTATCTGGTACACCAACAATGACAGGTGTTACTCGTGTAAGGTTTGCAGAGTACAATTGGTCAGGTGAAGTACTGCTATTAACTGATGGTATCAACCCTGCTGCTCTATATGATGGTACTAACTACACACAGATTACACACACTAATGCACCTAACGATCCTAAGTTTGCAGAGGAATTTGCTTCACATATATTCTTAGCAGGTGACTCAACAGAACCATTTAATTTATTTTTTAGTGCGCCTATTAATGCCACGGACTTTAGCCCTGCTGCAGGTTCTGGTGTTATTAATGTAGGTTTTAAGATCACTGCTATTAAGAAGTTTCGTAATACTTTATTTATATTTGGTGCTAATAATATTAAAAAACTAGTCGGTAATAATATTACTAACTTTGTTTTGGAAAATGTTACATCAAATTTAGGTTGCGTAGCCCCTGACTCTGTGGTAGAATTTGGTGGAGATTTACTTTTCTTGGGGCCAGATGGTATTAGACCTATTTCAGGGACAGACCGTATTGGCGATGTTGAACTTGCTCCTGTATCTAAAGAGATCCAAGACAT